TCAACGGTTTCGGTCTTTCTTTTTATCCGAACCAGACTCCGTGCCCACATTTTGCCCACAATTTTTCACGGCCTTGTCTATCGACGCCGAGACATCATCCAGATCAGAGTCGAAGAGATCCGCGTACACATCCAACGTCATCGCCGCGCTCTTATGCCCGAGCATGCGCTGCAGAGCCTTCACGTTCGCGCCGGCATGCACCGCTATCGAGGCTGCCGTGTGCCTCAGATCGTGCGGTGACACCATTGGCAGCTTGGCGCGACGAAGCGCCGACACATACCATGTACGGTTGTGCAGCTCACTCACCGACTGCTCCCTGATCGGACTCCCCGACGTATCCATGAACACCAGATCATTCACGCCAGACCTCTTCGCAGCCACCTCACGCAATGCAGTCGCCACGATCTCCGGCATGGGCACGTCGCGCATCTCATGGTTCTTGGGACTGCCTGGCACCTTCCTGGAACCCACCGAGACGATGTTCTGCTCCACATGCAACCGGCCCTTGCCGAAATCCAGATCCTTGACGCGCAAGCCTCTCGCTTCACCCCAGCGCAACCCACAGAAGCCAAGTAGTAATATCAGTGCCCTGCGTTCGTCGCCGATGCTGTTAGCATTGCTGGCTTCGTCAGCGAAGGCCAGCAGTTGGCTTATGGTCAGGTAGATTCTGGGTCTGGTACGCCGCTTGACGGGCAGCTTGATATCCGTCAGTGGGTTACGGGGAATACGCCGATCGTTCGCCGCGTCCTCCATGATGGATCTGAGTATCGCGTATGCCTTCGTCACCGTTGACGCAGACTTCCGGGCAGCCAGTTCGCTCACCCATTCCTGCACTTCGTCACGCTGTATCGACACCACCTGCCTGCTCCCCCAGGTTTCCTCCACATGCGTCCGCCAGGAGGTCTCAACAGTATGAATATATGACGGTTTCCATAATGGTTTGCCCACCGCCAGCCACGCCTCATACAGTTTGGCGATCGTCGTCTTACCCTTGCCCGGATCCGTGTAGGTGCCTGTGTTGATGGCTACAGTGACGTTGTCGGCGGCCCAGTCCGTCGCGTCTTTCTTGCGTTTGAAGCCGCGTTTGTCGGTGCTGGAACCGTCGGGCTTGCGGTACCTCACACGGTACCGTTTGCCTGATTTCGTCTCATACGACTCAACACTCGCCATGAAGGCCGTCCTAACTTAATCTTTTACTTAAGATGTTCAGAAGATATAACGAAGATTAAGACATCTGATTGGTTTATCCAGCCCAGATAAAAATCACCACTTCTTACATTCCATTGCTTGGAATCCCACATATTAATATCGTCGGTAATGCTCTGATCAATACCTAAAGCTCTCGAAACACATAGATACGGTGAAGAACCTGTTCCTATACCGGACGCAGTATCGATTCCAATGTAATTGCTTTTATTTGTGACATAGACTCCGTCTTCACTCTCGCTTTCGCAATATGTTTGGGTATGTTTTATTGATTGCGTGGCATAGTATTCAGCATCATTTTTCGATGTTTCCTTTATTCCAAAGTCAGCAGTCAACATAATTGAATTTCTAAACCAAGATATTTTGAGGTTTCCGATATCCGCATAATTTTGTTGACTGTCATTCTTTTCCATTCGTTTCACCAATGACTTGGGAATCGAGAGTCTTGAAATTACACACTTGAACAGAGCTGATTTTGTACCCTGTCCTCGCTCGTCGAGATCGTTGTACCATCCAGAAATTTCAAGAATATCGGTCTCGGGATTCTTTTGAACGCTCGTAAGCTCGTCTGTTTTTTTACCACACTCAACTTTTGCTGAACTAATTCCTGCCTGGGAATATTCTCTTGCAGAAGATGCACCCCCACAAGATGACAGACCAAGCATCAAAGCAACACTCACACAAACAACTACGAATTTGTATCTCTCACATATTTTCATTTCAAGTTCTCTCTCCCCTTAAAAATAATCAAATCTACAAAGATTATTTGCCTTCTCAGGATGTTCGTACAGCCATTCGCGGTATGCGTGAACGATGTATGGCATCACATTCAATTCTCTCGCCAGCCAGATTGCGTTATCGCAGACGACCTCTGCTGCCGCATACTCGAATGGGTTGATGAGCAGTCGTGCCGCGTCCATGTCGGCGCGTCGCTCCATGGGTGACCCATGCCCGTAGCAGCCATGGTCACGATGCTTCGCATGACTGATCTCATGGGCGAGCACACAGGAACGCTGCACGTCACTGAGATCGTCGGCAAGAAATATGGTGCTAGTATCCCTGTCGAACGCTCCCTGAATGCCAACCTCCATGGGCAGCGTAACGACCCGCGCCCACGTCCAGGCCAGTGACTCAATATCGATCATTCAACCTCTTTGCCTGTGCTCTTTTCTTCAAGTTTCTTCACTGTCGGGTGTTTTTCGAACGTTTTCTCCTGCTGCCTGGCTATATTCCAAAGTATTTCGAACCGTTTATCTCTTTCTACGTGTTCCCGCAGCAGTTCTGCATTTCGAGCTTCAAGATTTGAAAGAATCAGATTTTGCGTAACGGAGGCATAATCGCGAATGTTTTCTCCATGATGTTCCGGATGGGCACTCCTCCACTCTCGAGATGTCATGCCAAAGACTGCAATATTCAGAATATCTGCTTCCTGAGCGTACGTGATACCTTCACGTTTGGTGCCTTTTAGATACTCTGGCAATGTTTCCTTGATTGCGTCGGTATGAATACGATAATTCAAGGAAGCAAACATACGTCTGTTGGACCATTCGACATTGAGACGGCTCGCTTCATCCTGTTTGAGACGTTTATACTCCTGGAACACATAAAGACGAAATTCTGGACTAATCCAAGCAGCAAAATCTAATGCCAGATCAACGTGAGCAAATGTGCCTCCCGAATATCTGCCATTCCTTGTTCTGATACCAATAGCTTTGGTTGCCGATATCCATTTGGTTGGAGTCATAGTGAATGCATTTTTACCAGCCTGCTTTTTAAAGGTGTCGAATTCGACACCTTTAAAATCCGGATTATGAAGAGTCTCCCATATACCAAGTAGCTCAATGGTGTCTCTGTTCCTCATCCAATTTTTAATCACATCTTTTGGATTGTCACTCTTGGCCTTCGCTAGATCTGTCAACGAGAAATAATCATCCTCACCGCCCGTTGATCTTACCGTGACATCCAAACCGTTGATATCGAGGGTTTCTTGTATTCCCTTCGGTGGCATTCTCACCATCTCCTCATCCTTGTGATTACGGTTATCGACGTTGCCATCTTTTACGGTTCAGCCTCATACGCTTCCTGCTCGGCATCAGTGTCGCCATGCTTCGCAGCAAGACCAAGATCAGAAACATGTTTTGCTCTTTGTCTGTCCTCATCAGTTGGTTCATAAATAATAGGCTCACTCCATTTCGGATTTTCAGAGTTGCCTTTCATTCTGCGAGCCAGTTCCTGAATGAGTTCATCATCTGAAGCATTGGAGAGAGAAACGAGTGTCGAATCTCCCGCACGCTCTTCTTCATTCAGAAAACCGAATATAACCAGAGCCTCTATAGGACTTGCGCTATAAGTTCGTGCAATGATTATGAGATTTTCAGCGGAAAAGCCCAAATCGTTATTATATTGCCTCCACAAAGTTGCAGCTGAGAGTCCTGTCTTGGTAGCGACCTCGTTGACTGCCGCATGGTGAGTAATTTGTTCAAACCATTTTTGCTTATCCATGTATTTCATTATGAAGTAAAAATCATTTCATGTCAAGACACGCCGTTTCGTATTGAGTTGACATGTTTCATTTCAAAGTGATATATTCATTTCATAACCACACAGATTGCTTCATTGTGAAAGGAGGTTCAAATGGCCTATCAAATGGTTTTTAAAGATGGGTTCCTTGATAGAGCTCGTCGAATGAGTGGACTTAAAAGCGATGCAGCTTTTGCAGGCGCAATCGGAGTGAGTGAAAGCGTCCTTAGCAAAGCAAAAAAGACAGGAATCTGCACACCAGGAATGGTTGTGGGACTTCATCTCGCATTCGGATTCACCCCTGGAGAAGTAGCCACGGTAGGTGAGTTGCATTCCGACAATCCACGTCCACAGCAGCTTCTTACCGCGTAACCGAATAAAAAAAATGCCACTGCTCTAACAGTGGCGCATCAATCCAACTTACAAGGAGTTGAAATGATATTCACAAGTATAGTCCGAGTCCCGTTCAACGGACAGGTAATCGAAGCACAGAAAGACAGTGGCACCATTTCAGTCGCGTTGAAGCCTCTCTGTGAAAACCTTGGGATCGAGTACACGAGCCAGTACCGCAGATTGCAGAGACAGCCATGGGCTGTTGTTGCCATAACGGCAACAACTGGTGCTGACGGCAAAATCTACGACATGGCGATGATCGATCGTCGCACGTTCACGATGTGGCTGGCAACCATCGATACCAGCCGTCTCAGGAAACAGACCGCCAAGGATATGGTCGTCGCTTACCAGCGTGAGGCTGCCGACGCGCTCGACCGGTACTTCAACACCGGTGTCGCAGTCAACGAACACCTGCTGAAAGCACAGCACCTGCAACGTCTGGAAAACATGGAACTCATCAAGGCCGCGGAAGGCATCGTACACAAGGAATTCCTTGAAGCAAAAGCCCGCATCGTGATCGGACGGGAACTGGGCGAAGTGCCGGAACTCGACCCCTCGACCAGGCCACTGTACGTAAGCGACTATCTGAAGGAGAAGAACATTCCCGTGAGACAGCGCCCTCGCATCTCACCCAACTTCGGGAAACAGTTGAAGAAACTGTACGTCAGCAAGCATGGGCAGGACCCCGCACGCGCCGACACGGTCACATCCTATGGGCAGATACGCAAGGTGTACGCGTACACGGAAGCCGACCGTCCACTCTTCGACCAGACATGGGTCACACAATTCGCGCCACAGCAACAGCTCACCGCATAGAAAGGAGAATCAGATCATGAAAAATCAGGAAAACGGGGAACGGTCATGGGGTTCGTCCGAACTCATCTACCATAAGCCATCCCCCATCGTAAAAATCATCAGCGACAGCATTCACTCGCTGGCAGGAAAACTGGAGAGGCTTTCCCGCATTCTCAACGATTCAGGTTTCATTGAGGGCCTCGAAACCGATAGGAGTCCCGACGACAGGGAAAACCGGCAATCGACCGTGAGAGAACGTCTCGAAATGCTCGACGGTCCAGGAAGTCACCCAGAACCATTGGAAAACATCGAAGATATCGTCAATGCCTTCTACAAGTTTCCACGAGCGGCCGGAGCTACAAGCAAAGAGAAAGCTATACACAAGTAGTCCAATGCCTCTTCGGTTCGCATCTGGCGTGCAGTCAGAGCATCAACATCTGCAGGAGAGGCAAGAAAGGCGACACGAGTCTCACGCAGATCTCGCGCTGCATCACTTGCACGATTCGCCAGCTCAATAATGCTCTTCCTCGCATCATCCTCATCAGAAACATTCATCACATTCCCCTTCCAACCATCACAGAACTTGTAGTTGATAGGTACAGGGTATCCCCGATTTGAAAAACACCATAACAAAGAAAATGCCGCCGGTCACAGCGGCGGCAAGCGACAGAAGGAAACCAATCCAATGTCATTACTAAGAATAACAGGAGTTGAGCATCATGCCCAGAACCTTGGAGGACGACAAGCTCCTCACAGCCAAACAGGCAGCGGCACTCATGGCCATGACCACCAACGGTCTCTCACAACAACGATTCAACGGGACCGGACCACAGTTCGTGAGATTCGGAGTGCACACGATCCGCTACTGGCAGTCAGACATACAAACATGGCTCAACGGTCGCATACGCACCTGCACACTCGAAGACCACAAATAGCCACGGTCAAGACCATCGCCTTCATCGGCACGCTCCTGATCTTCGCGGTCGCAGGCGCCATCGCATTCATGAGCTTCATCTGGCTTGCCGCAGGAGCGACAGCAGGCGTTGGTCTCATGCCATGGCTGACCGTCTTCCCAGTCTCGCTTTCCGTCTCATTCTGGATGGCTTGGAGGCTGCGGCTATGACGGCGAGAACATTTCTCAACGGTTCAGTCCACAAGTGTGAATTCTGCAACCGTCCGGACGTGGGCATCAACCGGTGTCCGCACGCCATGAATCCACACTATCCATGCCCCGACACACAACCCCAGAAAATCAAGGGCAACAACCCGTATCAGAACCATTCACACCATCAAAGGACTATCCGATCATGACAGATTTCATGCTCATCGTGCCCGGCGACCCGCAGCCGAAGCAGCGTCCCAAGGTGTATCGGATCCAAGGCCACATGCGGGGCGTCACCCCGAAAAGAACCAAGGATGCGCAGAAAGACATTCTCAGACTCTTCAACGCGAAATATTCGAATGTGCACCCCATCACCGGTGAGGTTGGCATCCGTCTTGAATTCTGGATGGCCAGCCGACAAATCAAGGACTGGGACAACTTGGAAAAGCTCGTTACCGACGCGCTCAACACGGTCGCATTCAACGACGACAGCCAGATCACCCGCAGCCTCGTCGACAAATACCTCCCCGACCCGTACATGCCATGCAAGGACGGGAAAGGCATGCGCCGACGCAAGCCAGACGACCCACTCACCCACAAGGGCGAACCCTACCAGCCGCACACGCTCATCTACATCGAAGAAAGGCAACACTCATGAACGACACCACACCACTCGCAACAGCCCCACTCACCCACGTGACCGCCAGCATGGAAGTCTTCCAAGAACTCAAGAAAACCCAGACACCCAAGCCAGTCACCATCACCCTGCAAATCAACCCACTACTCGCATGGCCACACAGCATGAGAGTCGCACTTCTCCACCTCGCCAACCAGAACGGACTGTTCAGCGACTATGACACGTTCACCGAATTCAAGAAACAGATGGAGACCCTGCGGCCCATCGATCAGATGGCATCCGACTGGGCAAGCCAGTTCGACAAGGACAGCGACCCGTGGAAGATCATCAAATACGCGACCAGCAGCCCAAAGCAGGTAGTCGACGAACCACCATACTCATGCTGCCCACGCTGCGGCGAACCAGTCTGGGGATCATTCGACCACCACGACAAACCCCAGCTGCTCGAACTGTACAGAAAGCGACCATATCCCGAGTTCTGCCTGAAATGCGGTCAACGGTTCAAATACGACAGCGGCAGACTCTCCTACACGGCAGCCATCGAATACAAGACATGGGAGCGGCGACTCAGCCGCGAAGCCGGAGCCGACCAGCCCAGCCTCACGGAAGTCTAAACCTTGAGCATCCAACGACAGTATCTGCCCCGATGCAACGTCCACCATGCCCTGCACCCGCCATGCGACATCGAACAGGCAATCAGCATATGTGAACAGCATCACCATCAATTCCCAGCCCACAGGGTCATGTGGACGCCAGTCAGAACATCACAGGAAAGAAGCAACCAATGAACGACGCGATCGTCGAAGACGGTGAAAACTTCAAACAGTTCCACCAGTTCAACAAATATCTCAAACACGACGGGGACTGCTTCGCGGGAGGATTCGCAAAGCATGTTTTCGAAGGCAAGAAACCTCGCGACCTCGACATGTACTTCACTGACAGCAGCCACTACGAAGACACGCTTTCACGAATGCTTGCGGACGGATGGGAGCAGACGTACAAGAACGACCATGCCACGGGAGTGCGCAAGGACGGGCAAAGCATCGACCTTGTCACATATATCTATGGCGATGCGGAAAGTGTCATCGGCGAATTCGATTTCACGGTGACCAAGTTTGCATGGCGCCTCATATCCGAAGATGACGAGGTGAAGTTTGAAGCCGTGTTTCATCCTGACTTCTTCGAGCATCTCGAAACGCATCGCCTAGTCATCGACGGCAAGATGGTTCTCCCTATCAGCACATTCCAACGCATGTTCAAGTACACGCGATATGGGTTCAATCTCTGCCGCGAATCAAAGGTCAAGCTGCTGCTCGCCATTCGCAACTGGGAGCCACACAATTCCGAGGACACCGCCGACGAGCTTGAAGAAGCTCTGACCAAAAGCCTCGAAGAATCAATGGACTAACAAAAACATCATAGGAAAGAAGCAACCAATGAACACCACAATACAGGACCCAACAGATGCACAGATGATAGCAGTGGCAGGTTTCACACTCCATCAGCAGGATGCCAACGTCGAGATGGAACAACGGCAGGCGCTCCTCGAAGCACAAGCCAAGCGCATCGCCGAACTCCAAGACGAGATCAAGACTCGCGAGGACGAAGTCACCGGCATCAAGAACACGATCCTCGACCAGTGGCAGCCAGGCAAGTACGCTGCCGGTAGTCTCACCGTCCAAGTCAAGGAAGGCGCCAAAACCATCAACGCCACCAAGTTCACGAAGACCTTTCCACCGACCGAGTACCCCGACCTGTACAAGCTCGCGCCCGACAGCAAGGAAGCACGGAAGCAGTTGGGCGAACAGCAGCTTGCACCGGTCATGGCCTCACGCAAGCCATCGGTCGTGATCGCATGAACTCTGAAACGTTTGCGCGGCTTCACGTGCATGATTCTCGGCCACAAGCCCAGGTCACGCATCCTCCACGAACGGCACGGCATCATCGTCACCAGCCGTTACAGGATCATCCAATGCGCACGCTGCGGCCAAATACTCGACACCACAGGAAGGAGAACACAATGAGCAGCAAGGCAAACATACTCGCCGTCGCACAGGCAAAACAGCAGCACCCAGCCAACAGTGACCAAGCTAAGACCATCGAACCAGTACATAAAACGTACAAGTTCCCAACACCGCAGGATGACGAGCCCACACTGTGGCCGGAGATCCGCACAATCATCGAAACCAGCATCCGCGACAACCCACGCAACCGACAGGTGGAACTCGGTCCAAGCGAACTCGGCACCGACAGTCTCCACACTTTGGCCGCGAAACTCGCCGGATGGCCACAGCAGCAGTCGGTCGGCTGGCTCCCCTACATCGGCACCGCAGTCCACGCCCAATTCGAACAGCTCTTCCCCACATTGAACCCGCAGGGATTCGACGAGGACAGGGAAGGGAAACGATTCGAAACGGAGAAACGCGTCACCGTAGGACATTTGAACGGCCTCTACGGCGGCTACAAGGTCAGCGGCAGCATCGACCTGTACGACAGGAAGAACGCCACCACCATCGACTGGAAAATAGTCGGCCAGACCACGCTGTGCAACGTGAAAGCCAACGGCATCAGCCAGCAGTACGCCGTGCAAGCAAGCCTCTACGGGCTCGGGCTCGCCAACGAGGAACAGCCAATCAGCAGGTCGGCGATCTACTTCCTCCCCCGCAACAGCGTCAGTCTCAACGATGCACTCCCCTGGGAACACCAATGGGACCCACAGCCCGGCAAATGGGCACTCGCCCGAGCCCAGCTCACCGTCAACATCATGGACATCATCGAACAGTCAGACGGGCCGGAAGTGCGCGACGCATGGATCAGCCTCCTGCCACCAAGCCCAACCCACGACTTCAGCGACGGCACATGGCCCGACGACGATCCACTCGGCATCAACGAACCCAACACAAGCCTGGTGCCCGACAAGTGGAAACAGTTGATTCCACTGCTGGAAGCCACCTACCCCAACAAATAACCAAGAATCAAGGAAAGAAGCAACGAATCATGTTCGCAAACAACAACCAAAGCTATAACAACGGATACCAGCAGCCACAGCAGTACGGCGGCTACCCACAACAACAGCCCCAGCAGCCCGCAGGAAAACTCGAAAGCCTCGACGACCTACTCAACGGAAGCGGAGCCAAAAGCTACTTCAACGGCGACAGCCAACCAGGAGCAACAATCACCGGCACACTCGACCTCATCGAAACCAGCCAGATACGCGACTTCCAGACCAAGCAACCCTCCTACTGGAATGATGGCCGCCCACAGATGCAGATCCACATCGTCATCCAAACCAATCAACGAGACCCCAGCGTCGACGACGATGACGGACGCAGAAGCATCTGGATCAAGGGATGGGGAATCCAATTGAAGGCGTTCCGAGAGGCCTGCCAGAAGGCCGGCATCAAGAAGCCAGGGAAGGGAGACCAGTTCACCGCCACCTTCACCGGCTACGGGGAACGAGGCAACGCCCCACAGCCACCCAAAGTCTACGAATACCAGATCCAGCATCATGACGGCGTGGACGCACTGCTCGGACAGCAGCCACCAGTGGGCAACTTTACGCAGCAAGCCCCACGATCATTCCAGCAGTCCCCCGCAGCCGCACCATACCAGCAGCCACCAGTGGGCAGCATCGCACAGCAGGTTCCACAAACTTACCAACAGCCTGCTCAGTACGCGCAGCAGCCACCAGTCCAGCAGACGCCCCCAGCAGCGGCACCCGCACCACAGGTCAACATAATGCAGCTGCAGCAGCTTCAGGCCGCCGGGAAAAGCATGACGGAGATCGCGGGACTCACCGGACTCTCGGAGCCACAGGTCCAGCAGATATTGCAACCAGCAGCCAACGAAGAACAACCAGAATTCTAAAACTGCGAAAAGTGTTAGGAAAAGTGTTAGGCGATGAAACCTTTGAAAACAGTAGTTCTCACGACACTTTCAATTCAATCGCCTAACACTTCTTTTCACTCCCCCCCTAATACATATCTATATAAACCCTATAAAACTGTTAGAACTGTTAGGAATAGAAATATGATAGCCAAAACCATTGGAAACATTGGGATTGTGAGCCTAACACTTATGTGTAAGGAAGTGTTAGAACCGTAATGTTTTCCTTATACTCATATTCCAGTACGAAAATACCCAACGGACCAAAATTCGTCGCCCAGCTCCTGCTTGGACTCGAAACCATAGATCATGAAACAGCCAACAGTTTCATCGACCGAATCGGAAAAATCGTCAAAATACCCAAGCGAGAAACAGTCGACCGATCCACACCATACGCAGACGACGGATACGCCAAAGCACTCTGGGACTTCCGAAACGATAGCCTCCTGCTCGGAGACGACAACAAAACCCTCTACGTGCGAGACATCGACCGTACAGGCAACAACCAGCTCCTCGACACCTGGCACGCCATCAGCAACCTTGAAACCGAATACCATGTCAAGACCACCAAAGCCTACTACCCATGGAACGACCAGCTGCGAATCGAATGCAAAAAACTCGACAAGCGAGTCAGACACGGTATCAAATTCAACAACCGCGCCTACCTACGCACCCAGCAAAGCATCAACAGGATCACACCAGACGACGAACGATTCCAGCAACCCTACGAACTCACCCTCGACACCGACTATTCAACCAGCCTCGCCGCGAAGGCAGTCGAATACATGCGAGACGTGACCGCCGATGAACACTCAGCACAGAATCTCGGACGCATGTTCGCCACCCCACTGCTCGAACCCTACAAGCACTTGACCTACGTCATGTATGGGGATGGCGGCAACGGGAAAGGCATACTTCTCAGTACCCTGAGCCGCAGCTTCCCGGATCTCGCAGCCAGCGTTGACAGTCAGCGCATCCTCGGAGGCAAGCGAGGCTCGGGCGGATTCGACACGCAGCAGGAGACCGGCAAGCTCATCGGCACACTCTGGGCGTATGACGAGGATGCCGACACCATCGGCATCGACCAGCTCACCTATCTGAAGAAGATCAGCACCGGGGATGCCGTCACCGCGCGCCGCATCGGAGAGAACGCAGTCAGCTTCACCCCCCGATGCACGTTCATTATCGCCACCAACAACCAGGTCATCACCACCATGACCGCCGCAGTCAGCCGACGATTCGTATACATTCGCATGCGCGACGGACGCAAGCCCGACGAGTTCACCAGCCTCCTCAACTTCCGCAACCAGTACGGAGCAGCACCGTTCATCATGGCCTCCTGCAAAATATGGGAAGGCTACGGCGACAACCCCTATGATGACGTGTCCATCAGCAACCCAACCGATGTGACTGACCTCGAGCAGGAGATCATCAACAACGTATGCACCAACGGATACGCACCAAGCAACATGCTGGATGGGCTGAAACGGTATGAACAGCGTGACATGCTCGCACGGTTCGGATTGGCAAGAAATGGGCTGAAATGGATCAAAGAACAAGGTAAACCAATTCGCATTCTTGAAGTGAAGGATGAGGTTCGCTTCGCACCCTACCGGGCAGCCTACCAGCGCGACAGACAGCAGCTAGAAGACCAGCTTGACACCACACCCAAGAAACCACTGCCCATCGAAGCGGATCCGATTCCACTGCCATCCGAGTTCGCGTTCAACTGCGCGTACACGCCCGCCGACGAGCAGAAGGTCGCTCGCAACTGGAAGAAACTCAGCGAAGACCCCACCTATGACAGCATGCGCCGTCCCCGCACGCCGGCTTACGCGGTCATTCCACGACTCGGTATGGCCGTCATCGACATGGATATGTCGAAGGATGACAGTCCGGACGGCTGGACGGTACTCAACCAGGAAATCGGCAAATATGGAAGTCAAGATTTCCCGTCCACGTATCTTGTCGGCACGCCATCCGGCGGAGTGCACGCATACTACGCGCTCCCACCGGAGCTCATGGGCACGCTCAAGAACCGAGTCCACGCGAACGGCATCCCCGTCGACATCCGCTGCGAAAACAAAGGCTACGTCATAGGACCCGGAAGCCACACCAGCAAAGGCGACTACCAACTCCTCGACATACCCGAAGGGCAGACGCCACTCATGCCGCCAGCAATGGTCGCATGGCTGAAACGCAACGGATACGTCGAAGGCAACGATCCACAGCCAAGACCAACACCAGTCAAACCAAGGCCACTTCCCACCATCGACCAGCTCATGACCCAACCCACCAGCATACGGAAAAGCCAACCGGAATTAGGTCCCATCGCGGAGGGGCAAAGGAATTCAACATTGTTTATCCAATTGCTTGGGAGGAGAATGAATCATCCTGAGAATGAAACGAACATCAGAAACGAATTCTATGAACGCGGACGAATATCCGGCTTGGGAGAACAAGAACTCACCACCATCTGGAATTCCGTCACCACTATCATCAACCAAAAACACCAGTAGGGAGTAACCTCATGCAAACAATCAATCTCTATCCTGCAAGCAACGACCCGCGCCTACCCGAATGGGCAAAAGGAATGCTGCCAGCCCCGCCTGAAAACGTTGAAGACCAGGCCATCATTTGTGCATCCGCCGATAGAATTCTCTCACTTTTCCAACTAACTGGAGATCCAAATCTCAATGAACGACTCCACGATGCCGTCAATGATCTCATGTCAGCCGACTTGCATGATATGGACCAGGTAACCGTCGTCTATTGGCTTCACGTTATTGGATGGACACTTACCGATGCAACTTTCAACATCACAGAGAGCCAGGTTAAAAACTTGGTCGACGATTACCACGAAACATGTCTTCGCATGGCTCTTTCACCAATTCGAGGAGTGAAAGGAATGACCGTTCCTTCAGCGGAATTCTAACAATTCCAAGAGATATCTATGCGGAAGAGAGATGTTTCAGATGACACGTCAGCGCAAGCCGTCATGGCTTCGCATCCTCTGCCCTGACGGCAACCTTGCAAAACTCAAGCCGCGCAGATGCACGTGCGGACGATGGACCATCAGATGCGAACCCACGCACGGCGTATGGGAATCCTACGATCCAGGCATCATCCACGGAAGCGAGGATCTAAGCGTCGCCATCATCCTCAACCGAAGACTGATGCAAGTCATCTGGAACATGGGCATCAGCCAGCCACTCCTCAGAAACACGTGGGGAGCCGCAGGCATCACACCCGAAGCCACCTACCTCGGCGAACACGACTGCCAGTGTCAGCCCATCAGCATGAAACCGTTCAAGCTTCCCGCCAAGCCGCACGCATCAAGTGACATTCTCGCCAATGTCACCGTCACACCATCGGAGATCAGGGAATTCAAGAAAGTCTGGTACCAATGAACTGCCAACACTGCCACAAGCCAGTGGAAGACGACTACACGCTCTGCCCCACATGCGAACTCGCCTTCACACTCCTCATCCTCCGACTCGTCACATTCACCGAACCGTTGAAGGCAAGCCTCGACTCCACCATCCACCCAGGAGGACACCAGCCGACACGAACCAACCTGCCAACCCCACCAACACCCATCAGGCTCGAAGTGCTCGACCTCATCGACATACTCGACTCAACCGCCAGCGAACTCGCACGATGGCTCGAAGACAGCGACCAGGAAACCGCATTCACCAGCATCCAGGACGCACTCATCCGATGCACCGAATCCAACCATCTCCCACGATTCACCGACGCGGAACTCTACTGGCAGACATTCACTCGACTCGAGAAACGCATCCTCCAAACCATCGACGCACCAGAGGAAACACGAATCATCGGACGATGCCCCAACCGACTCTGCGGCATACAACTCACCGCACCCAGTACGGCCACCACCATCATCTGCCCCATCTGCAACAACACATGGACCATCAAGGAAGTCAAACAGGAGTGGCTACGCCAACTCGTCCAGGAAGGCAGAAAGACCGGCACCGCTGCCGAATGTGCGAAGGCATTCACCATCAGCGGCATCACGATCAAACGCCACACCATCACCATGTGGAAAGACCGCGGCAAGATCGAACCCATCGGCATCGACGCCAGCCAGCATCCGCTCTACAAGTACGCCGACGTATACCGGATCGCGACACGAAAAAACGCGAAACGACTTGACAAAAATTCAACTGTGACCGCATAATGTGAATGGATAATCAGATGAAAAGCCCAAGCCACACGGTTTGGGCTTTTCTCATATCCACGCCCGACCCCTTGCAATCACATTGCTTCTTTCCAACCCAACCAGTCGGGCACTACACTTTAATCCTCAATCACAACTCCGACGCAGCCGAAACGGCCTTCGCGAAACGCACCAGCCCGGAGGCCAGACATGAACCGATTCACCAAAGCGGAGGAAAAGAAACTCAGACAACTCCACAGCCAAGGACTCAGCCTCAATGAAATTGCCCGACAACTCCACAGAAGCTCAAGCACCATCGGCAAATACTCCAAACAACTCGGACTGAGTTTCGCACGTGCGCGAACGAAAAACGCGACCAAGGCGAAGCAGGCTGACGCTGCCGCGTTGCGTGCTGACTTGAAGTTGAGACTGTTGCATGAGGCTGTTTTGATGCTTGATTCCTTGCATAAACCGTTTCTGCTTGGCGGTCTTGGCGGTAAGGACAACTCGTACAACGAGCATGTGATGCCGAGTCCTCCGCCTGCCGAGATGCGTAATCTCATGACCAGTGTTGGTATTGCTTTGCAACGGTCGATTGAGTTGGAGAAGGTAGATCAGCAGTCGGAGACTTCGGTCACCGTAATAGACGAATATCTAAGGACACTTGGTATTGGCTAGGGGGGGTCCTGTATGTCATCATTGGAACCCCTCACAAACAAGGCCGGAAAAGCTGTAAGCATTCCGGACTGGGCGAAGATCATCGCCTACGATGGCGCCGTCCGTAGCGGCAAGACCGTCGGCGAGCTGCTCTACTGGGTGAAGTACTGCCTGCATGGCCCGCAGGGATTGCTGCTGATTGGTGGGCGTACCGAACGTACGATTGCGAACAACCTGATTTATCCGTTGGTGCAATGGTTTGGACCGAAGAACATCGTCTACCGGCAGAGTACAGGTATTTGCACCATCTTCGGCCGTGAATGCCTGGTCGTCGGATTCAACGATGCACAAGCGCAAACCAAGATACAGGGCTTAACGCTTGCTGGCGCATTATTGGATGAGGCCGCGGTCATTCCCGAATCAGCGTTCACCATGCTCGTCAGCCGTCTCAGCATCCCAGGCGCACGACTGTTCTTCACATGCAATCCCGAAGGACCTGAGCACTGGCTGAAACGCAAGTGGCTGGACCGTGCACGACTATGGATAGACAAGAACGGTGTTAAACATGAGCAGGATGATGAGCATACTCTGAACCTATACCGTGTCACTTTCATCCTCGAAGACAACACGTGGCTCGTCCAGAACAACCCCGACTATATCGCCGAACTGAAACGCCAATACACGGGACTCTGGTATCGGCGCATGATCGAATCCGAATGGGTAGCAGCCGAAGGCGCCATCTACCCCATGTGGGACCCAGACAGGTATGTCATCGACTGGAATCAGCTTCCCCGAATGAGCCGCATTCTCGCGGTCGGCTGCGATTACGGTACGACGAACGCGAGCACGGGCATCATGCTCGGCATGCATGACATCCTCGACCAGTACGGTCGCATCACCGGCCATGACCTGTATGCGATAGACGAATTCCGATACGATTCCCGTGCCGGTAATCCACGCATCACCGACGCCGACCTATCATCACGCTTCCGCACATGGCTCAACGCTCCACATCTCCCCTACGAAACCGCCCTGCAACCGGAATGGATATTCGTCGACCCGGCCGCAGCATCCTACAAAGTGCAACTGGCACAGGATGGTGTCAGGAATCTTGCGGACGGTGAGAACAATGTCAGCTACGGGATAAGCAAGGTCGCCTCACTGCTCGACACCAACAAGCTTCACATCAGCAGCAAGTGCAAGGGATTGATCGAGGAATTTCCCGGCTACTGCTGGGATCCGAAAGCATCAGACCAAGGCTTGGACAAGCCCATCAAACAGGCAGACCACTCATTGGACGGCCTGCGTTACGCGGTCGCCACCACCGAAACCGAATGGCAGCCGCAACTCACGAACGGAGGCCAAACATGGTAATGCCCGCCAACAACCAGGTATGGCCGCCCATCAGCCAAAACCGCATCCAAGACGCCTACCAGCGCATGGACGCCTGGTATTCCGGTGACGAGGAGGCGTTGAGCTGGCTGTATTCCACCAACCGCCTGCAATCCCACACCAGCCTGTGGGGTCAGGTCAAACGCTTCTTCTGGGGCACGCCGATCCCCCAACAGCAATCCCAACGTCCCGTGAAGATCCACGTCCCACTGCCCGCCGAGATCGCGAGAATGAGCGCCGCGCAACTGTTCGCCGAAATGCCCACCACCCATTTGGGTGACATGGACGGCGATTCGGATGACAAGGGATTGACCAGTGCGAAGCAAGGTAAAGTCCTCTCCCAATCGTTGTCCGACATTCTCGACGACAACGCGCACGCAGAACTCCTTCAGGCCGCGGAATTGGCCGCCGTGTTCGGCGGCGTGTATTTGAAGGTCGAGTGGGATACGACGGTCGACGACAAACCGTTCATCACCGCCATGCCACCGGACAATGCGATTCCCACGTTCGGGCTCGGCGGCCACCTGCAAAGCGTGATCTACTGGACGCAACTCCCCCCGATCGACGGCGTCAACCTCGAATACAAACTCCTCGAAGAGCAGACTCCCGGTCGCATCGAATACGCGTTGTTCGAAGCGCGTGACACGCATTCGTTGGGAGTTCGCGTGCCGTTGACCACGCACCCCATGACCGCCAGCATCCACGTCGACCCACAGTCCGGTATCAACACCGGTAGTCAGCTGTTGACCAGCGTGTACATTCCCAACCTGCGACCCAACCGCATTATGCGAGGCATTCCGGCCGCATACCATTTGGGGCGCTCCGATTATGCGGGCGCGGAAAGCCTGTTCGACTCGATCGACGAAGCGTACACGAGCTGGATGCGTGACATTAGACTCGGCAAAGCCCGCGTGTTCGTCAACCGTGACCTGCTGACCATCGGCAAACCCGGCGAAGGCAGCATGATGAACATGGATCAGGAGATTTTCACGCCCCTCAACCAGGCTCCCGGCAGCACGTTGAACCAGAGCAAGATGTTCGAAACGTTCCAGCCGGCGATCCGCTGGCAGGAGCATGAGAACACATGCCAGAATCTCGTGGAGCGCGCGTATGCGGCGTGCGGGTACAGTGCGGCGACGTTCGGCAGTGCGGGCGACGTGGCCATGACGGCGACGGAAGCACAGGCGCGTGAGAAACTCACCATGCTCACCCGCAGCAGCAAGATGCTGTACTGGCGTCCCCAGTTGCGTAGAATCTACGCCGCGCTGATGGACGTGAACCGGTATGTGTTCCACGGGCCAGACCGTGGCCAGGCGTTGCCCGACGTGGAATTCCCCGACGGCGCCAGCGACGCTCCCAACATCGTCGCCAGCACGTTGAACCTGTTGAATCAGGCGGAGTCCGCCAGTATCAAGACCCGCGTCGGCATGCTGCACCCCGATTGGGATGACGAGCAGGTCAAGGACGAGGTGGCGCAGATCGCGCAGGATTACAGCATGCTGCCCGACCCGAAGGAATCCAACCTGTGGGCGGCGGTCGCCGCGAACGGCAGCAACATGGGCGGCGTGGCATCCAACAGTTACGGGATCACCGCGTCAAACAACCCGACCACCGCCCAGGCGGAAGAGAAGGCGGTGAAGAGCAGTGAGCGCGTCGACCAGTCAACCGCAGCCCAATCAACAGTCCAACAGTAATCCGGAGACCATGACGGCGATCGCCATGATCATCGGGTTGTACTTGTGGGCCGACAGCCGATACACGCGCGCACTGGGCCGCGCGTTGAACATGCTCCGCAACCAACATGACCTCGCCAACCCTGTGACGCCGATACGATTGCTGCAACGTGAGGAACGGCGGATCGTCGACACGCTCGACAATCGCACTCCCCAACTGCTCGCACTGTTGACGACGGCGGTCGAGCATGACAGTATACCCCATGCGCTGCCACGCCGCACGCCACCCGCACCACCCGTGACGTTGGGATTGTTGGAGCCGCCGGAACCGCCACGATTCGACTTCACCGTTCCGCTTGGCGTACGTGCGACCGAAGCGATCCACACGGATCTGCAGACCGAGCTGAAAGATATCCGGGCGCGCATCCTCCGTCAGCACGACGACCTGTACAAGCTCACAGCGGCCGGTGCGGCCACGAATAGTGTCATGGCCAATGGTGGGACGATCACCGACGCGCAGCGCAGTATGATGACCGACCTGCTCACGCACGGCGTCACCGGTTTCACCGACCGCGCCGGACGACGCTGGCGACTATCCAGCTACGTGGAAATGGCCGTCCGCACCGCCGCCATGCGCAGTTTGAACGAAGCCCATTTGCAGGTCATGCAAGCCGCCGGCATCACACTGTTCCAAGTCCCCAGCCATTTGCACACGTGCCCGCTCTGCTTCCCCTGGCAGGGCAGGATATTGAGCGTCGACCCGGATGCGGATGCGGATGGGACGATCGACGAGGCGCGTGCCGCCGGCTTGTGGCATCCGAATTGCGAGCACTCTTTGACCGCATGGCGGTCGGGAGACAAACGCCCCGAGCCACAGGAATGGTCGGACCGTGATCAGCAATTGTGGGAGTCGTCGCAGAAGCAGCGCGAGCTGGAACGGCATGTGCGTGAACAGAAAAGCGTTTACGCCGCCTCCCACGATCCCCAGCTACGCAAACAGGCGCGCGTGAAGATTCGCGGCTATCAGAAGCAGCTGCGTGACCTGACCGATACGACGGGCTTGCTTCGCAGGTCTCATCGTGAGCAGCCTGATCTCGGGTTGCGCCACTAGTTTTCCCCCGTCACCCCGAAACGACGGTGATACAACCGAAACGGAAAGAACACCATCATGGCAGAACCACAGGAACCAGCATCCACGCCGACACCACTCGACATCAACCAACAGCAGGGACAACCCGCAACGGGCGACCCCACGCCACCGGCAGCCACCGAGCCGACGGACTGGCAGGCCGAAGCGGAGAAATGGAAAGCACTGAGTCGCAAGAATGAGACGCAGGCGAAAGCCAACGTCGACGCGGCGAAACAGTGGAACGACTTCCAGGAGTCGCAGAAAAGCGAGACGGACAAGCTGAAAGAGCACAACGCCCAACTCGAAGCACAACTCAAGGAAGCGCAGACCACTGTACTTCGCTCGCAGTATGCGGCGAAGAACAACATTCCCGTCACGCTCCTCACCGCCGACACCGAAGATGCTTTGGAAGCGCAGGTGAAAGCCCTGCTCGCGTTCAAAACCCCGCAGCCGCCGGCTTCCAGCGGTATCGACACGGGTGCGGCCGCCCGACAGTCGACCACGTTCACCCGCCAGCAGATCAGCGACCCCACGTTCTACCACAAGCATCGCGACGAGATCCTCAAAGCCCAACAGGCCGGCAGGATCCTCGCATAACAATCAACCGAAAGGCAATATAACCCATGGTTAACAGCACCACGACAGCACCATTCATCCCCGAAATCTGGGCCAACGAGGCGTTGGAAGTCCTACGTTCCAACATCGTCATGGCTCCCCTCGTCACCAAGGACACCGACCTCGCAACATTCCAGGTCGGCTCCACCCTGCACGTCCCCTACCCGGGAACGTTGAAGGCGAACGACAAGGTGGAAGGCTCGCCGGTCACCAAGCAGACCCCCACCTCGACCGACACCACCGTCAAACTCAGCCACCACAAGGAAGTCACCATCCTGGTGGAGGACTTCGTGCGAGCGCAGGCCCAGCCGATCCTCATGCAGTCCTACATTCACGCGCAGGTCGCCGCCCTCGCGGAGCAGATCGAGTCCGACATCATCGGCACCTACAGTTCGTTCAGCGGAAGCCTCGGCACAGCCGGCACCGACCTGTCAGCGGCCACGCTCCGCGCCATCGCCAAAAAGTTCGACGACAACAAGATCGACCAGGGCAACCGACACCTGCTCCTGTCCACAAAGGACGAGAGCGCACTCGTCGGCGACACCGCGCTGCAGACGTTCTTCGCATTCAACGAAAACCAGCGTCACGACATCACCAACGGCATCATCGGCGCGAACATCTACGGCCTGACTCTGCACGTCAGCCAGCTCGTGCCAGTCGTCACCGGCACGCCGAACACTACCAACAACCTGGCGTTCGACCCCGGCGCCATCGTGTTCGCATCCCGCAGCCTGCCCATGGCCAACCCCGGCATGGGCGTCGTCCAGGCCGTCGTACAGGACCCCGTGTCCGGCCTGATCCTCCGCTCCACCATGGGGTACGACAAGGACTCGCTGGGCGTGCAGGTCACCCTCGACTGCCTGTACGGCGTCGCCAAGCTGCGCGACGAGAAGGCGTTCGTCGTCCTCTCCTAACCCCACTGAACCATTCGGATCATCCGAATAGTTCGATCGTTCGCGCGTCGCGGCAGGCCATCAAACCCCGCGACGCGCATCTATTTGAAAGGCACACATGAAATACATTCAAAACGCGGCGGGCGGAGTGCTCGCGGTCACCGACGAACACGCCACGAAATATCTGACCGTCCACGACGACGCCGGCAACGAGCAGCCGAAGCCCGGCTATAAGTTCCTGACTGAGAAGCAGGCGAAGGCCGCCAACCCACAGCTGTTCGGTCTCGCGGACCCGCAGGTCATATTCACGCAAGCCGAGCTCGTGGCGCGTCGCAAGTACGCGGAGGATCTGGCCGCGTTCAAGGCGGCCGACGCGGCGGCCAACGCCGACGCGGCGGCCAACGCCGACGCCGCGGCCAACGCCGACGCCGCGGCCGCGGACACTCCGGCAGACAAGTAGGGGGTGCTGATGGTCGACTACGCAGTGGCTGATGACTACCGCACCTACTGCGGACTGTCGGCCGCCGACACCGTTCCCGCGAACCTCACGCAACTGTTACGCGCCGCGTCGCTCGCGGTACGCGAGTACACCGGGACACTCTTCTACCAGACCGACAGTGATGGCATTCCGGTCGACGCGATATTGTCCGCCGCGTTTCGTGACGCCACGTGCGCTCAAGCACAGGCCATGGACGCGCTGGGCATCGACCCGGCCATGGGCGGAGCAATCCAACCCAACACGGCCGCGTCGAAGAGCATCAGCGGCGCGAGCGTGAGTTACACGACGAGCGAACAGCAGACCGCCGCCCAATTGCGTGAGCAGGTGGCGAACGGGTTGGCTCCCATCGCGATTCGTATTCTGCGCGCGTCGGGCGCGATGCTGTTGACGCAACCATGGGAGGTCGGATGATGGACCCGCTCGCCTGCTTCTACGTGCATACGGCCATCGTGCGCACCCAGAACGGCGTGAACGGCATGGGAGTCACCACATATTCGAATTCAAACCCGTTTCCCTGCCTGTTCGCGGACGGTTCGAAGCTTGTGCGCGACAGCCAGGGCCAGCGCATCATCGGCGCCACCACACTCACCTGCAACAACCAGTATGCGTCACTCTTCCAACCCGGCTCACAAGTATTGCAGGTGAACGATGACATGTCACACACGTTGAAAGGCAGCGTGGTTCTCGTCAACATTGCCGACTCGGAAGGCTTGGAACTGCCAGATCACACCACGGTCAGTCTCGTATGAATGGGGGTCATCATGCAGTTCGAAGGCGATTTCGACTTCTCCAATATCGAGAACGCGGCACGTAACGCGTACACACGTGGTCTCATGCAGGCAGGCGAGCACATCCGTCAGCAGAGCACCATGCTCGCACCCAAGGAAAGCGGTGATCTGGCCGGCTCCTGCGACGTACGCCTGGACGATGACGGTCAGGTTTCCGTCAACTATCCGGGACCATACGCACGCTACCAGGAGTATGGCATCTTCTACCGTATGAAACCGCGTCCAAGCCCGTCCAACGGTAAGCCGCTGCGACATGATAATGGGCAGAGCTTCTATCTGACCACGCCGATGATGACCGAGACTGGCCGCTGCATGCAGATCGTGGCCGACGTGATGAGAGAGAGCATGTGACTATGGCATACAATCCCACAGGCTTGCTACTCACTGGCATCGCCCGACTGCTCGATCTGAAGCAGGTAGGCGTGTATAGATCCGATGCTCCATACGTTGCATCGGATACGGCAATCATCATGAAAACCATGCCCGACAGTCCAGACCGGTGCATAGTGCTCAACTATCTACCCATGCTCGCCATCCCCGACCAGGCGCACAACAGTGGCCTCCTGCAGGTTGCCTGCCGTGGCATGCCAGGCATTCCCCTCGACTCGGACAATCTGGCCGACGCATGCGACCAATGGTTGGACGGACTCACCCAATACCAGTTGGGTGAGGATTGCACGTTGAACCAGTGTTATATGCGTAACGGTGTGAACCTCGGCCAGGACGAAGTGGAGCGGTGGATCACCACCATCCAATACAACGTCGACGTGGACACTCCACAGACGGCACTTAGAAATCAATAACCAATCATTGAAAGGTAACAATATTATGACTACAGCACTTGCTCGCAGATACCGTGTGGACGTGTCCAAGGATGGTTCCAATTGGGTGCAGCTGATGGGCATGAACGATTTCAACCCCGCAATCGACCGCACCACACAGGACTCATCCGACTATGATTCGGACGGCTGGGGTTCCAGCGAAATCACCATGAACGCGTGGAGCGTCGACATCAAAGCCAACAGGAAGACCACTGCAAGCGTGTTTGACCCTGGGCAGGAACTCTGCCGTGCAGCGTCAGACAAGTTCGGTGAGGATGCTCGACTCTACGTCCGCTGGTATGACAAGAACGGTGGTACGGAAGCCTATCAAGGTCGTGGCATCGTGGAGTTCTCTCGTTCAAAGACCGGTGTCACAGACTTGGATGAGGTTGAAATCAAGATCACCGGTGACGGTGCGAGAACAGAAATCACAAACCCACTCTCGTCGACCACGGTTCCTGCCATTACGGCTACCACGCCATCATCGGTCAAGGTTGGTGCACTGCTTCAACTGACTGGCTCCGGTTTCACTGGCGCCACGGCCATCAAGTTCGGTTCCACCGCAGCCACCGTGTACACGGTCGTCTCCGATGGTCTCATCGTCGTCACTGTTCCCAATGCGGTCGACACACAATCAGTTACCGTCACCACTCCGGCAGGCACTTCAACCGGTGTGAACGTGACCGTAACCGCCGCATCCTGACATTCGAATTCTTCCTCGCATGGTTTCTTTAATGCCCTGACTCTCCACCATGCGAGGAACCCTTTTCAATCTTCGAGAATCAGGGCTTTCACATACCTGATTGGAGAATCATGGCATTCACAGACTTTCAAGACATCGCACCCGAACCACTCACCCTACCCATCAACGGGAAAACATACACGGTTCAACCAGTCAGCGCGGCCGACGGGTTGAAAGCATGGAAGTGGATTCGGGAAAGCAAGAAGCAGGATGGCAGCGTCGCCACCGTCGAAGACGTGTCCACGCTCCTGCTCGGCGACACCAACAAGCAGCTCATCAAAGATCACGTGAGCTTCCAAGCATTAAACCGCGTCTACCAGACCGTGCTCGCCGACTTCACCAACGGACGCAAGGTCGCTGAAACCATATGGGAGACGGGTGGAAACCCAAAAGCCATAGCACAGATCCAATCCGTAAGGCCGGACGAGGCCGATACGACCCCGACACCGGACTCTACGAATGGTACGAAGATCTCCCCGAAGAAGCCCACGCAGGAGTAATCGCCCCCACATGGCCACAACTCATCGACCACTGGCAACAGATCATCATCGACGCTCAGGAACACTACCAGTTGGAGTTCGATAATCGACTCCTGTTGGAAGCACGCCCATGGGTATGGCTGGAACGTCGCATCATTGGGCTGCTCGGCATGAACGGTCAGCTACGTAACGCATTGGAGAAGGAACAGGAGGCTCACGATGAGTGACACCGCAACCGAGGTTGGCAGCATCAAGGGGCTTCTGAAGCTCGACATCTCCGACTATATGCAAGGCATTGAGAAAGCCAAGGCAGCTGAGGATGATCTGAAGTCCGGCAATGACGATATTCATATCGATGCGAATGTGGCCGAGGCGGTCGAGAAAATCGACGACGTTACAGAGAGAAAAGACAGGCTCACTTCCGGCTCGTCCGATATGCGTATCACTGCCGACGTTGATCAGGCGGTCGGTAAGATAGATATGCTTGATGAGAAGGTTGACGAAACTTCGGCGAAGACCTCCGATATCAAGGTTGATGCTGATACGAGCGAAGCGGTTGCGAAGATAGACGAGGTTGCAGAGCAGGCTTCCCAACTTTCCGACCATGATCGTGACGTGAAGATTCAGGCTTCCGTCGACCAGGCGATAGCCAAGATCGAGGAACTGAGCGCACAGGCTGACACGGTATCGGATAAGAAGCACAGCATTCAGGTTGATGCGGATACTGGAAAAGCGGTTTCCGAGATTCAGGTGGTCACCCTTGCCGAGCAGGAGCTTAACGAGTCGACCAGCAGGCTCAAAGCAGCGTACGAGCAGCTTGATGCCGTCCAGTCCGAGGGCACTGCCTCGCAGTCGGCACTCATGGTTGCCGATGCGGCAGCAACCCGGATGGAACAGGAGCATGCCCAGGCTGCCGAGCATCTTCGTGACGTGCTCGCCGAGAACAATGTTGCACTTGCCGAGTCAGCAACCGCCGAGGCGGCATATGTGACTGCTGCGCGTGAACAGTCAGCTATGGGTTCGAAGCTTGGCACAACCGTCGACATCAACACCAGTGCCGAGAAGATGAACACTTCCGCAACCCGTTCAAACTCTGACGCGAAAATGTCCAACACGAGCGCGATGGAAGCGGATTCCTCGGCAACATCCGAGAATACTGCTGCCAAGTCGTCGAACGCTGCCGCGAACGATAGGAACACCGAGTCCTCCCACGCGCTCCGTGGTGCACTGCTTACTATTGCTCCAGCATTGATCCCCGTTGTCGGAGCTGCAGCCGGCGCCGGTGCGGCACTGGTCGCGATGGCTGGGACGGGCATTCTTGCAATCCGTGGTATCAAGACTGCCATGGATGAGGGCACTGCAACCGGCAAGCAGTACAAGCAGGATTTGAATTCCCTCAGCAACAATATGAACGCGCTTTCCAATACGGGGGCCGTCGAATTCCTGCAAGGATTCAATTCGATCACCAACCAGGTGAACTCGAAAATGCCGCTGCTTTCCACGTATACAGCCACGTTCAGTCGCGACCTTGGCACGATAAGCGGCAACGCCGTTGAAGGACTGCTGGGCTTGTTCCAACAGTTGGAGCCAGTGCTGCTGAGTGTTGACCAGGGGATTGTGAAGGCTTCCGAAGGCTTCGCCCAATGGGGTACGGGGAGTGGAGCGAAGGACTTCGTTACCTATCTGATGGATGAGCTGCCCGCGGTGGAGACCGCGTTGGGAAGCTTGTTCACTGCTGCCGGACATGTGGTGCAGGCTTTCAATCCATGGGGCAATGCGGTTCTCACAGCCATCACGGACGTGAGCAACGTGATCAGCTCCATTCCCGTGGATGACCTTTCGGGGTTGGTGACTGGTGCGATGGCCGCGTACACAGCGTTCAAGACGTTCCAGCTGATCACGCCCATCGTCAAGGGCGTGAGTGGCGCGTTGGACGCCATAGGTACTGGCGCTTCCCTTACCTCTCTCATCACGCCTGTCGGTGCGACCGTAGCTGCGATTGGTCTGCTTGCAGCAGCGTTCGCCGCCTTCTCTGCGAAGGATCAAGAGGCCACGCAGGCGACAGAGGATTACACGCAGGCTCTCACCACGTCCAAGGGGGTTATCGACTCGACCGTCACGAGCACCGTGGCAAAACGACTGCAGGACGAGCAGGCGTATGACATGGCCGACAAGCTGGGCGTCAGCTATTCGACGCTGAACTCGGCGATCGAAGGTCAGGGCGACTCATACTCATCCCTGTCGAAGCAGCTGAAGTCCACCATCTCCGACTATTCGAAGTATGCGGGCACCGTTGATGCGGCGAAGGCTCCAACTGCCGAACAGTATTCGACTGCGCAGAAACTATTGAAAGTGCTGCAGTCTGAGCATTCTGGGTTTACGTCGTCCGCTTCTGCTCAGAAGCAGTTGGCTGAAGCAACTGGTGACGCGACGAGCAGCATCGACGATCAGGCTCAGATCCTCGGAGTCTCGGAAGGCAAGTGGGTTGCGCTGAGTAATGCGGAGACCTCTGCCACAGACGCCGCAAAGCTCTACAAGGATGCGTTGGACGCATTGAATGGGAAAAGCCAAGCTTTGGCACAGGCAACAAATACCGCCACAACCCAGTTCGATACGATGGCATCAACCTGGCAGCAGGACATTAAACAGGTTGGTAAAGCTCAGGCAACCAGCATGGATTCAAGTACTGAATATGGGGCGAAGAACCGGGAGATGATTCTTCAAACCGTTCAGGCCGAGCAGAGTAAAGCAGCTGCCATCTATGCTTCTGAAGGCAAGACCGAAAAAGCCTACAAGGATTCGGCTCAGGCTCAAGAGCAAGCACGCCAGAAGATTCTCGAAACGGCCAAGGCGAACGGTTTGAACACTGACCAAGTGTCCGCCTATCTGGATCAGATATTTCAGATTCCTAAAGTGGATACGACTCGAATTTATGTCGATACGTCTGATGCGACTCTTGGCTTGAAAGATTTGAAGGTGAAGACGGCTTCTCTTTCGGCAGATAGCAAGACGATCACCATCACTGGCAACAACAAGGATGCGTTAGAGAAGATTGCTGCCGTTGTCGGTGCGAAGATCAATCCAAAGACCGGCACCCTGACGATGAACAAGGCTCAATATGATGCAGCTCTCGCTTTGGCGAACGGTGCGAAGATCAATCCGAAGACTGGTCAGCTGCTCGGCAACAACACTCCCCTATTCACGAAGCTTGCTCAGGCTAATGGGTGGACCATCAATCCGAAAACAGGCTTGATCAAGGGTGATGACGGCAATTTCCTGAGCGTCAAGAACTATGTCGATGCTACGAAGATTGCTCCGAAGACGGTGGATATCAATGCGAATCTGAGTGGCTGGCAGGCTGCGGTGGCTCAGATCAAGGGTGCTGCAATCCAAACCTCCGTTGGTGTGAGCGTGAGTATGGCGAACGCGTTGAAAGGCGGTTACACGGGTGGCATGTTCGATGGTTCCACGTTCAAACAAGGGTATGCGAATGGTGGCCAGTTCAGTGGTGCGGTAAGCGGTCCATCTTCCCCCATCAAGGACAACGTGATTTTGAGCAATGCTCGTCTGAATCCCGGCGAGCATGTGCTGACCAAGAGTGACGTTGATGCGATGGGTGGCCAGCGGGCAGTGTACGCGTTCCGTAGCAGTCTACACTCGTCGTCCGGCTATCAGAATGGTGGTTCGACTTCGAAGAATGACAATGCGGGTGGAACTCCCTACCTGCCCGACACTATCAACCTAATCGATGTGGATGGTAGCTTGCTCGCGAAGGTGAAGACGATTGCCCAGCAGCAGGTTGCACGGCATAACACGAGCATGGTGAGGGGGTTGATCAATGGCTGACGTGAACGTGGTGGCTGACAGTACCGCCCAGCCACCGGTAAACGAGATCAGTGTGAATTCGCTGGGATTGTTCGACAGCATTCAGGTTTCACGCATACAAGACAATGTGGAAACATTGATTCGTAGCCAGCCAAACAAAGGCGTCTCCAACGCTCTGGCCTACGACTACGAGGCGAAGTACGGTATTCCAGTCCAATATCACGTAACCGGCCTAGAGGAAAATACTTCACTGGCATCCGCGTGGCTCGGCACTGCGAATGCTTCCACGAGCACGCTGAGCAAAGACGGTACGGTAATCGCAACCAATAATATTCTTGATCCACAGGGGAAAACAAACCATGCGTTTTGGTCTCAAGGTACGTATGTTGCTGTTCAGGATACAGATGGAAAATGGACGTACTCTGTGCCCGCATACGACACTGCGGATAATTCGTGTTTCATAACACCACTATCTAGAGACTGGACTCCACCGACATTGGAGGATTACGTTCTCGTAGCCTGCTTTGACGACTTGGTTGGACTTTCACTAGATAAAATAAACTTCGAGAATAATGCAGGGACGCTTGCAACTGGCAGCAATTGGCGTGCAGTACGGTGTGCCCTATCTACTAGCAACACCGTCCACCTTGCTATAGGAATCGGTTCGGGGAGCACAGATACTTCTACAAAGTCATACAAGTTGGTCAATTGGGGCGTGTACTCCATTTCCGACTGGCAGGCCATGCAGTCGCTCGACATCGATTGGTTCGATGGTGACACATACGCATTAGGTTCGACTAGCCAGTTTGATATTCTCACCGACCCAGTGACACTCACCCCACAATACGGGTGGCTCATCCATCCCGCGAACCCTGCAAAGAGCATGCAGCTGCCAAGAGGCCGCATCACTGGTTTCACGGATATCGGGCGTGCTGCAAACGCCACCCGACATGACGTGATGGGTGCATCATTGCCCGTATACACGATCAATGGTTCACGTCATGGTATGGAATTCACACTCGAATTGAAGACGAAATCGTTCGACGAGGAAAGCATGCTCTGGGCTTTGCTCACCGACCAGGTGCCGATTCTCATCGACTGGCTGGACGCGGACGCGCAACGGTTGAACATGACTCCCATGTTCGTGCAAGTGGGTGATGTCACGCAGGCGCGTTTCGTGCAGCAGATATATGTAAACAGTGACAGCTCATATCCGGATCACTGGCGCACATGGCAGCTGCCCTGCATACAGGTGCAGTCTCCGGCGATCTCCCAGCAGACGGCAGTCTGGACGTATCTGGGCTTGTTGAACGAACAGTCATCCTATCTGAACGTGCAAGCCGCGTATTCGACGTATGCGGACGTTCAGGCCCATAGTTTGGAGGCTTCGAATGTTTAATGTGTCCGACGATTTCCTCAACGCGCTCAGATTCACGCATCAGGTGTTCGCCCGAGTCACCGTCACCGACCTTGACGGGACAGTGGTCACGTTGGGCGTACAGTCCGGCACGATCACGGCCACCTATCAGCAGGGCACGCGGCGTACCGCGGACATCACCGTGTACGCGACCGGCACCAAGGCCGATGGGTCGACGGTGAACGCGAGCGACATGAACGTGATGCTCACCCGCCCCGGCACCGTCTGCCTGATTGAGATGGGCATCAGTTCGAATCTTGTCGCGCAGACCATGATTCCGATGATGATGGGCGCCCCTTCGAACGTTGCCTGGCGTATTGGTGACGGTGAGATTGATTTCGATGTGAATGATGACTGGTGGCGTGTCAGCCAGGGCAGGTTCACTGCGATATGGTCGCCGAACGCTGGGTTGAAACGTGTCGACGCGGTATCCGCCATCATGCAGGCCGTGGCACCCAGCAGACAACTGATCGTGACCGCCACGGACACGGGAACCATCCAGTCGCAGGGTGACTGGGATGTGAACCGTGATACTGCTGTGGAAACTTTGGCCACGGATGGTGGGTTTGATGCGTATTTCGACCGGCAGGGGCGCATTACCCTCGCCGATAGCAAGACCGCTGATGATCCTGTTGTTTGGTCTGCTACTGCGGGCGGTGGTGGCATGCTTGTCAACGCGGAGACTGGCATGGACGTGACCAGACTGTATAACGCGGTCGTGGTGAAACCCTCCGCAACAGACAATTCGCAGACATGGACCGCACAGACCGCCATACTGGCATCTGGCGACCGTGCGCCCGCCAACCTGGGCGTCACCATCCCCTACTTCATGGCATCACCGACCATCAGCAGCGCAGCAGCGGCATTGGCCGCCGCACAGAAACAGTTGAACCGTGTCACCGGCACGCCCATGACCATACAGGCCGACATGCTCAGCAACCCCGCATTGGATGAAGGCGACGTGATCGAAATACTCCTGCCCGCCAACCCCAATGAAGGCATCGAAGCGACCATGTACCGGTATTACATCGACACGATCACCTGGGATCTCATAACGGGCGGCATGAGCGTGAAGGCACGCAACGAGGGAGAGGTGAGCGACGATGCAAGCTAGCGAAATCGACCTGCTGAAAGCGTTGAAGCAGCCGGAGACGGGGGCCGCGAACCTTACCGGGCGTGTCGGCACGGTCGCATCCACATCCCCTGTCACCGCGACCGTGGATTCCGTCACCATCCCCTGCCGGCAGATAGCAGGACAAACGTTGACGGTCGGCCAGCCATGCGTGCTCATCACCTTCGGCATCGGCACGAAACCCCTGCTCATACAGACCAACTGAAAAGAGAAAAACCATGCCAACAATCGGAAACAATCTCCTCCCCTACCCCAATTCCAGTGACGCCCCGAACGTTCCATCCGATCTGAGCAAGCTCGCGCAGGCCGTGGACACTGCCATAGGCGGAGGATGCCACATCATTCAAACGCATGCCGACCTTCTGGCCATACCATCCGCACAGCTGTTCACCGGCATGAGAGTATATGTGATCGCCGACTCCGATCCGCTGAACAACGACGACTACATGTATCTGAACGGGGCATGGTCCCATGCACGCCCCACCATGCAGACGGGAAACATACCGGTAGTCAAGAACGGCATTGCAGCGGGGAGCTTTCTCCAGAGGCATGTCACGTTCACCCATAACTATGCAGCTGTGCCCAACGTTTGGGGTGATGGAGGGGACACTATATTCACCGTCTCGACAAAGAATGTCGCCATAGATGGGTTTGACATGTTCATCAGAAACAACAGCTCTGCGGCAAACACGCTTAATATATATCCTCGCTGGTATGCGTATGGGACTCTAGCCTGATGGAAAACCTTGACTGGGGCGCACTCTACAGAGATGTCGGGGAATTGGTCGAGCAGAACAAGACGCTGTATCACAAGACTGATGATCATGAAACCCGAGTGAGGATTATCGAGGGAGAGGTTGTGAAACAACGCAATGATGTGCAGGATCTCTCCGACAAGGTGGATGTGCTGGACGGCAAGGTCGACGGACTCTCCAAGGGTGTCACTGATCTGAGTGGGCAGGTTTCTGGATTGCGTGAGTCGATCGATAATCTACAAGGCCCGCATGCTCGCCGTCTGAAACTCTGGCAGTGGATGTGCAGGCATGCCAACCCGCTGATGGCTGCGCTGCTCGCCGCCATCGGCAGCGGGTTTGGCGGCTACCTGCTCGGTTTCATCATCCACAGCTGATGTCTTCACTCTTCATCTTTCAATGCCTCCGAACCTTCGGGGGCATTTTTCATGTCCCAATCTAGGAGGAAACACATGCATAGACGATTAACCGCTGCGCTGGGAGCAGTCCTGCTGCTTGCAAGTCTCGGCGCGTGCAGCAACACGCAGCCTGAAACTGCGCCCAAGACTACGCAATCCAATTCACAGACTGCGACCAGCACCGCCATCGTCACAGTCGAGGGGAGTGGCGTGGCCACGGACGTGACCATCACCGTTATCGACCCCAACACAGGATTGAAGCCATCGGACGCGGCCGCTGGTCTCGACGCACAGTCGGCAAGCCCGACCGACTCGACCGGCAAGGTAGGCGACTCAAAGACACTCACCAAGTCTACGGAAAACGTAGTTTTGCCATATACAAAGGAACTCAAGGTCACTACCGGCCAGAAAGTAACCGTCAGCGCCCAGAACGGCACCTCAGATGGCCCTATCAAGGCGAGCATCACGTTGAATGGCAAGACGGTTTCCAACTCGGCCACAGGCGCTAACGCGGCAGTCACAGCGACTTCTCAGGAGGCAGAGTAATGAGTCACGCAAGGCACAAGAGAAAAAGGACGCTGGGCATTGTGGGGCGCAGCTTCCTTGCAGGAGCGCTCACTGTAGCACTCTCAGCCGGCATCGTTCCGGCAGCATCCGCTGACACGGTGGGTCAGGACATCTCGAAATGGCAGGGATCCATCAACGTCAATGCTCTCGGCAGCTTCGTCATCGTGAAAGCTGGTGGCTCGGATATTGGCTACTACTACACGGATAGCATGTACGCACGTAACGCTCGTGCGGTACGCGCGGCTGGTAAAGGACTTGGCCACTACTATTTCAACGGGTATACGAATCCAACCTCGGCTGCGAACAGTTTCGTGAACAATCTCGTGGAATACAGGAAGGGTGATCCACTCGTCTATGACGCGGAGGAATCCCAGTTCGTGTCGCCTGCCGCCGTGCAAGCTTGGGTGAACCAAGTGCGTGCCCGATTAGGTTCTGATGCGAACGTGTACGTGTACATGAGTTCGTCAGTCACGAAATCATATAACTGGTCCTCGGTGGCCGCTTCAGGCGTGAAATTGTGGGTCGCCAACTACGGATCCAACAATGGTGCCTATCATGGTTCACCTTCGGTTGGCTACTGGGATTCATGGCTCATCCACCAATACACCTCAGCCGGCAAAGTATCAGGGTATTCCAGCTCACTTGACATGAACCTAGCCAAGTCTGGTGCCTTCACCAACGGCCAAACGACCGGCACGGTCACCATTCCAACCAGCGTGAGCAGCGTACCCACCGGAACATACCTCGGTTACTCGATAGCACAAACGCAGAGGTTGCTCAACGTCTACGGCTACAAGCTTGCCGTGGACAATTCATATGGTCCAGCAACGAGAGCTGCAGTACGCGACTTCCAGTCAAAGCATGGACTCACGGTAGACGGTTATGCAGGCCCAGCAACTCAAGCAAAACTTGCCGGCACGCACTCCACTCCAAAGATTGCCGTTGACAATTCCGCTGGCACGGCCACAGTGAATCTCTGGCAGCATGTCATGGGCACTTCAACCGACAGCTACATTACCGGCCAAGTGTATCCGCGTGGCTATGCACGTAGCGCGCTCCATGCAGTGCGATATGGCGGTGAAGGTTCCCAACTTATCCGCAAGGTGCAGAGGCAGCTCGGACTCAATCCTGATGGTCTGCTCGGGCCGACAACAATTCATGCCATCCAGCGCCATCTCGGCGTACGCCTCTCAAACGACTTCGATGCCGTCACCGTGCGCGCTTTGCAAATCAGACTCAACACAGGAAAATTCTAAGGAGATTCATATGGATACAGCAACAGCAATTCAACTAGCCACCGTGCTCGCAGGCGGCGTCACCTCAAGCGTCATCGTGCAACTCGTCAAGAAATACATCCCCTCGGACTGGCGGCTACCCTTCTCGCTCGTATTGAGCGGAGTCATCGCCCTGCTCGCTCTCTGGCTGACGGGCAGCTTCCAGTCACCGCTCAACGCCACGGTGATCACGGCCGCCGTCATGGGCGTCGCCCAGACCATCTACGCGGTCATCGCCAAAGCCTACGTGGATCTCGACACCACGCCAGTCACCGTCACCACCACGCCCACAGTGACCCCCTCCGATTCGGGTGATGCCAAGTGAGATTCAGTCTCGGCAAGCTCGCACCCAGGGAGGCCAAGCTCAAACTCAGCACCTACCTGAAACATCCATTGCCCGCACCGCCAGCCGAGGCGAACACGGAGGCACTGCCCATCTGGGACGCCAACATGTTCGGCAACGACACGGTGGGCGACTGCGCCATAGCAGGCCCCGCCCACGAGACCTTGTTCTGGGAGAAGCACAACGGGAACGCTGTGGCCAACATCACCACGGAGAACGTGCTGCAGATGTATGCGGACGTGACCGGCTACGACCCCAAGGATCCAGATTCGGATCAGGGTTCGGTCGTGGCCGACGTGGTCGCCTACCGGCGCACACACGGCCTCGTGGACGCTGACGGCAAGAAGCACACCATCGCCGTCGGCCTGGGGCTCTCGCTCACACGAGATTCTGTCAAGCAGGTGATCAACCTGTTCGACGCATGCGGGCTCGGCATCCAAGTGCCAAGCTCACTCATGGACCAGACCAACAACGCACAGTCTGAAGGCACACTGCCCACATGGACGGTAGTAGACGACTCGCCGATCGAGGGTGGTCACTATGTGGCTGCACTCGCCTACGACAAGGACTATGTGTATGTGAACTCGTGGGGTATGGTATGCCGCATGAGCTGGCAGTTCTTCGACCAGTACGCCGACGAAGCATGGGCATACCTATCCCAAGAAGACCTCAACGGCCAGGGAATCAGCCCAGACGGCTTCGACCTCCGCCAGTTGCAGGAAGACATCAAGAACCTTTAAAGGTGTCGAATTCGACACCTTTAACCATTTGCCCCGTGTCCAGACTTTGGTCTGAGCGCGGGGCAATTTCTTATTTTTCGTCAACTTAAGCAGGCGTTGAATATTAACTTCTGCTCCACACATTACAAACATGATTCAGAAACGTATTTATGAGACCTCAACTGCCAGCAATCAAAAATGCCTTAATAACACTACTATTCAACGGAACGATACGTTTGGAAAATGCAATAGAGGTATTGAAACTTGTATTGACTGAACCATTTGATAATGCCTGCGCGTATCACAAATCACATGTTGGCGACTAGATATATTATGCGGTAGCTTAGTAAGCTTGCACAAAATCCAAGCTACCGCATTTACTTTTACAGTCATTATTCAGACATAATTCATAACTGTACTCTATCCAGACGTTCATTGAAGAAAACTGTGACTAACCTAGTGCTAGAGAAAAAATATGCCTCCTCAAAACTATAGTGAAACCTCAAGTTCTTCTTACTGTTAATGTTATTGCAATTTTGCCCACATTTTGCCCACAATCTTCTGGAAATAAGGCAATCTCACAAACTTGGGAAATCTCACAAATACCGTAATTCCAACGTTTCTTGTCACTCCCCTACTCCCACTTAGCGAGTGTCCATGTTTCGAGTCCCTCATCGCCCACACACTTATAAGACTGAAACTGCTGGAATTGCAACGTTCCTTGAGCCTTCTCCCCTTCGACATTTTTCGCAACCAGCTTTTGCAGGAACACGTTCATCGAAAAAACAATCAAGTTCAGACAACTCATATCCATACAGTGCAACTGCCAGATATCATCCCTGGTACGACACTGAGCGCGAGGGCTATAGGCACAGAGGTGTGTGGGGAATCGTTTCCTAGTTCTTGTGGGAGTGGGTGTTGCTCCTGTTTGATAATTTTTACGCTGGTATAACGGCACGGCACAAAGTATGTGTGAAACATGCCGTGAGGCGTTCTTCCAACTGGGGTTTCGACTGGTTGATAATCCTGTTTGACCTGGGATGCATGAACGCAACCCTGTGCCCGTATTGCGGCACCATCGTGCATCGCAACAGAACCACGAGAGCGGGAACGACCCGATATCGATGCCCGCCATCCCGACCATCCCCACCTCCCTTGTCATCCCAACCGAATGTCATCTCTCGACTCGCTGCGCTCGCTCGGAATAACGGGAGAGGAGCAGGGCATCAACTGGAACGAATTACACGCCGGCACGCCAACGAAGACTAAAAACCCACACATCCGTGCCTATAACCCGAGCACAATATATAGCAATCGCAGCAAGCACGATTCCTATCGCGTTTTTCACACTGCGATTCGGGTCACATATGGCAGGTCATCCACCAGTTTCCACAGGACGGAGGCGAATACGAGCGGAACAGCCGGTTCGAAGATGAAAAACTCTCACCATTATGACGCGTAGGTATTCATTGTGAACTTGCCAAAGTATCCAAGCCTTCAACCGACTGCAATCATGCAATTATGAGCCGAATATGGCTCCTTCCGGTGGCTTCATACTTCGTGAAGTTCACAATGAGCATCGTGCTCCTCATTGCGAGGGCTTGGCAGCCCTTTGTGACACGAATAATCCAAGTCTGAGAAGACACGATAACAACAGAGAAAACGCTACTGATCACTACAAAATCCGGTCAACCGCGCACCGGCAGCACCTCGACCGCCACTCATCCCTGCACGCGAAACGGCTCTTCACCATACTGACATCCGGAAGAATCATCGGCAGCAAGGCAGCCCCTTACAGGTATAATTCTGACAATGAAGAACCTCGTAAAACGAGCATTGCTCAAGTATGCAATCGACCAATTCTTCTCTCCTTCTCTTCATTGACCCTCTTCATTGCCCCGTCGTTCAACGGCTTGGCCTGGAGATACTCAAAAAGGGACCGGGCGAGATGAAGAGGCATGGGCACAATGGGCGTGGGATCACTTCCCAGCAACGCCCGTGCCTTAAGAAGCTGGCTACTTCACGTTCCTATTATTCGCATCGACTCCATGCGGTGAGATTCTCGTTTTTTGGTTGGCGGACGACCGACGAGTAGGGCATTCATACCCAAATTTCAAGTGAGAGAACTTACGCGAACTGGACACGTTCCAACCTTCTCGTGGTGATTATTATTTACATACTGTCTTAGTTCATACATATAATACTTTCAGCACTCGTAGCTTCACGATCATTGGCGAAGAGAGTTACGACACCGCTCGCATCACAACAGATAGGCATCACCATGACCAAGCAGGAATGGATTGAATATTTCGAGGCCGTGCATTCGCGCTCACCAATCGAAAGCGAAATCCTTGCGGCTGCACAAGCCGGAGAGTTCACCACAGACTCTGAACCCCAGCTCTCAGCTCCTCAAGAGCCCCGCTCGCATGACTACGCGCATCCCACTCCACAAAGCCTGCCGACACAGAACCCCGTGCATATGCCGTTAACGGGGCACCAGGTGAGTTCACCGCCAGGAACAACGGAACAAATATCCCCAAATCAAGGAGTCAATCCCCCAGCCAGTGTCTCCTCGGATTCCACCACAACACAATCAGAAGCCAGTGCAGGCAATCGCTTGTCGTGGAAAGCATATTTCCTTTGGCTCAGGCAAAGCTTGATCGCACCATCCCAGAACAGCCAGGTCTCCAATACCTACTTCCCATGGCTCACGATAGGAATGATATCCGTCGCCGCGGCACTCTCGCTGGCACTATACCTGTGGTCCATATTCGCCAAAATTCAACAGAGCAGTCTCGGAAGTCTCGGTTCACTCATGGGCATTCGTGTTTCCAACCCTGTCAACATCGGAACCTTCTTCGCTCTGCTCATAGGCTGCATAGGCATGTTCATCACTGTCGCCTTTTCAACTTGGGTTGGCTTGAAGGTCCTCAAGGAACAATCAATCTTTGCTGATGTGCTGAATCGATACGCGGGCCTATTCGTCCCGATAACTGCCATGTTGTTGCTTGCTGGGCTGTTCTCGCTCATGCAGCTCGCAGTCGTGGGATTATTCTTCATAGTCATTGCATCGCTAACAGTTCAACTATCGACCTCATACATCATTTTCACCGCGGCAAACAACCTGAGCATCGATAATTTCTATGCCAAGCTGTTGGCAATATTCATCAGCCAGATCATTCTCGGTACCATCACCGTCATGCTCTTCACCATTCTCGGGGCAACCGCACTGGGCAGCGTTATCAGCGCATTCATGTCATGA